CTTTAGATGATGAGGTTATTGATATTTCTCTAGCTATTGCTCCTGGTATACATGATCAAGCCGTGCAGAATAATCTAATTTCTTTAGCTGAAACTACTCAAAACTTTTTAGCTGTAGTTGCTCCCCCAGAGGGAGTAGGTGGAGTTCAAGATGCTCTTGATTGGACAAACGGATTAAAAGATACTAGAACTGCTGCCGTTAATAATTCTTATGGTGCTGTATACTGGCCCCATGTAAAGGTTTATAGTGTTTTCGATGGTAAGGATCGTTGGTATGACCCAGCTATTTTTGCTGTTAGACAAATGGTGTATACTGATGCTGTATCAGATCCTTGGTTTGCTCCTGCTGGTTTTGTTAGGGGTCGCCTAACTAAGCCTTCTGATGTGGAAGTAAGATTAAACCAGGGTGATCGGGATGCATTATATGGTAACGGTAATGTTGTAAACCCCATTGTAAATTTCCCCAAGCAAGGAATTACTGTCTTTGGACAAAGAACAACTCAACGCGCACCTACGGCATTAGATAGAGTAAATGTTCGTCGCTTGTTGATTGTTCTAAAGAAGACACTTCTTGCTTCTACTAGAACTTTTGTTTTCGAGCCCAATGATCCTATCACTTGGGAGAAGATAGAAAATCTTGTTAACCCTCTTCTAGATGATATTGCTAGAAGAAGAGGTATTGTTGCATTCAAAGTTGTGTGTGACGAAACAACAAATACACCCCTAAGAGTTGATAGAAATGAACTCTGGTGTAAGGTTCTTATTAAACCCACAAAGGCGGCAGAAATGATTGTCTTTGAACTTAATGTCACCAATCAAGCTGCTAAACTAGGAGGCTAATAAATGTCAATTAATGGTTATTATGCAAAATCAAATCCCGAACTAAGACGGGAGATCGAAGATAATGGTGGGCTACCTGTAATCTCACAAAACTTAGATGCTGTTAGGGCTTATCAATGGGAAATCCACTTCCATCCTCCTAGTCAGGGTATTTTAACTCCAGGTACTTTTTCTAAACCTTTAACTTTGGCTGCTAAACAAGTTAGCCAGATTGGTTTTACAGTAGATGATATTGAAGTTCATCGTGTAAATGATAAAGTATTTTATCCTGGAAAATCTAGTCCTGATGAGTTGGTAGTTACTTTCGATAATCTACGAGATGAAAGAACAAGTTTCCAACTTTATAAGTGGATGCAATCTATTTATAATCCAAGGACTGGGGAGTTTACTAGCAAGTTTAATACTTCCCCCTCCAACTTTAAAACTAATATGGACATTGTTCAGCTTGGGGCTGATATGGAGCCTATTAGTGTTACTAAAGTTTATGGTAGTTATCCCAAGACTTGGAAATTAGCAGAATTCAATTATTCTACTAACGAGTTCCATACAATTGAGGCAACCTTCCGGTTTGACTTTTTGGCTCAAAACGAGAACGACTAGAAAACTATGAAAATGTAGTTAAGCTTAATCCTTAGTTGGATTAAGCTTAACTATTATATAAATAATGGCAAATTACTTTGAAGAGCTTTTAGATAGTTATAGTAGGCTGAAAAAGAGGCAGCTTAGAATTAATCTAACCAGAGTAGATGAACAAGAAGTTGATAGAGCAGCCGCAGAGCAACAATTATTAGCTGCGTTAGAGAAAGCTAAAGCGGGGCAAGGCACTCCCTATATGCCTTTTAATACACCAAACTTTACTTTTCAGGTAACTAAGAGTGGTAAAAATCCTGGGGGTGTTGGGGTTTACTATGAAGGGTTAGGATCTCATCCTAGAAGACCTGTTATGAGCCCTCAAGGTCAGAGGGTTTGTGATGATGCTCTCTGGGAAACACTAATTAAAGCTTTTATGGATGGTGGCCCAGAAAAAGGTTCTATGGCTACTAAAGATGATACTAAAGACAAACAACCTGGGGAAGAAATTGATCCAGACCCTGACGCTTTAAAAAGGAATGAATTAGAAAACATTGATGAAGAAATCCCTACTCTTTTAGATGAAGCTAAAAACCTTATTGAACAGATTAAAAAAGTTGCAGAATTTCCTGAAAATATTGCTGAGTGGAATCTCTTAGGTAATTTTCCAGGATCATTAGCTAACCAAATAATTGATTTTAGTGGAGACAAAGATGAAGTAGTATCAGCACTAGAAAAGCAGAATAATTTATTAAAAATTGCTCTTCGTTCGGTGAAAGGTGAAGAAATTCTTCCCGAGGATCTTGAGTTTATAGAACATAATATTAGACAAGAAAGGCCCGGTAAGTCAGATAAATATCTTGTCTATTTTCGGGATGCGGTAGGAGATGATTTTGGTAAATCATTTGCTTACGGTAAAAATTCTCCCTTAAGAAGGATTACTATTGATCTTTTAAAGAAAAATAAGGCTATTATTAGAGAACAAAAGAAAGCTAATAAATCAGGAGATAGGGGTAATTTAAGTAGTAAGATGGCACATGCCTCAGAACGAATGATGATGCTTACTTCTCTTTTTGTTGATGGTAAAACACTCGTGAAGGGACATCTCACTCCTCAGGCAAAAAAGATGGCATGGAATGTTTGGAGTAAGGGGATGAGTGACTTAAAAGAAATGTTTGTTATTTCTGATAACCTTGTTGAAGGAACCATAATTGCTACAGAAGAGGTTATAGAAAGTGAGGAATTCCTTGCTGAGTTAATGGAGTTTGTAGATAAAGAGGGTGGTGATAAAGATAATGATAAAGCTGGCCAAATTATGAAGCTAGTAACTCATAGAGTTTTAAAAGCCACTATAGATTTTTGGAGAGTAAATTCTAAGACTAATGGTGGGGGTCGAGAATTTATAATACAAGTTGGAGGGCAAACTGGGGGTGGGAAAAAGGGGGATATTTTAGAGGGTGGTTGGGATGTAGCTGCTATGCGCCGAGGCTTAGAAAATTATGGCTATAGCTCTACTAAAGTAGATAAAATTATTGAAGAAGGAACACATGAGAATCTAAGAGCTTTTATAGATGCTAGAATGAAAAAGAGTGACGAAGATATTGGAAAAGTATATAAAAAATATAAAAAAGAATTTATGGAGGCTAATGGTTTAGATGATACTTTTGACGAAGATAATCCACTCTACACCCACGATATTAGTGCTAAATTGTATCGAGATGTGGGTGGAGATAGAAAACTAGGAGAATCTAATAATATACATGATACTGTGGACAGGTTAATGGATGAGAAAAATGAAGTTACTGAAGAAATGATGAAAGAATTTGGGCTTGATTCTGAGGAGGCTGAAACTATTAAAGGTAAGTATAGCGAAATGTTAGCTGATTTGAAGAAAAGTTTAACAACAATTGATACTTTTATGAATACAGCCAATGAGCCGGTAGAAGGGATGGATGCCTATGCTCGTATTAACCATATGGAAGCTGTCCTTAAAGAAGGGGTTGAGGGGGAGGGTTTTGAGGGTGATATGGAAGATCTTACCACTATGATAAATAAAGCTCGGAAATGGCAGGAGAAGGGAAAAAATCCAGGAAAAGAACTAGATCTTATAAAAGTTTATCTTCAAAGAAAAATGATAACGCAAAAAGTATTAGAGGGAATGAACGACAAGGATACAGCTAAGGCAGGTAGATGTTTACTAGCATCCCTTACTCATAGTATGGGTGCCCCACTTAGGTCAACTACAATAATTGATGGATCATTACAAAAGGATTCAGATGGAAAATATCATAGGGCTCATGCAGCAGACGCTAAACAATATACTAGTGAATCTCTTAGAGCCTTTATTGATACTGAGCCTACTGATGAAGACAAAGGTTATACACATAAATCAGGCTCTACAACTATAGATATTCACGCAGATGGGAAAATCAACTTTGAAAGAAACGGTACTAAGTTACGGGGAAGAGTTACTGCTAGTCGAGAAAATATGAAAAATGTTGCTAATCTTGCTTATTTAGGTGGCAAAGAGGGTACATATACTGATGAAACAAAGCAAAGTAACCCTTCTGAAAATTATTTAAAAGATTTCCTAAATAATCAGCAGAATATTCTGGAAAATCTCTTTAATTATATAAACCAATAAGAATTTGATAGGGCTAGTAAATCTTTAAATAAGTATATAGAATATGTTTTTTCTTGTGTATTTATTTCTATATTATATAAATTATTAGGGAATATATTTTTATTAGTTAATGCTAGTATTTGTTGTCTATCTTGTTGTATTATTAGTAATGGTTCTTTCTTAGCTTTTTCAGCATCTCTAATAGTTTGATTAATAAAGCTCCATAGGTTAGATTTATTATTAAATAGACTATCCAGACTTTCTTTGTTATATCCTTTCTTAGCTTCTATACAGAATTTAAAATCTTTAGGGGTAATAAGATCCCCGTAAATTTTTAAATGTTCTGGTAAGCTATGCGTAGTAGCATAAGCCCCAGACCCAGGGGTTCTACTAAATTCTTTGGTATTAAAAGTTTCGTTAAGGATTTTAGCAATTTTTCGTTCAAACCCAGCCCCCTTCTGCCTACTGTTAGTACGGGATTTAGTTTTCTGAGGCTTTATCCCAGATAGGTTGTATTTATCTTTCATATCGTACTATAATAGCACAATGACTACTACTCAAGATAGTATCAAACTCGATTTTGATTCTTGGAATATAAAAATTACCGAAAATGATAGAAGAAATGTTTTGAAACTTTATGTAAAACTAAACAAAGAAGAGTCTATGGCTTTTAAAAACTTTATGAGTACAGTAAAGCCAGATAATGTTACAGAGAATCAGTTTATTAAAGCTATTTTCTCTTTAGGGGTTGAGAGCATGGAAGGCCAACTTATTCGTGCAGTAGAAGAACAAATGGCCACATCAGGTGTAGACTTAGGTGAGTCTGTGGAGATTGTTGAGGATTCTGAAGAGGAAACTGAAGATTCTAATGAAACAACTGAAGACACCGAAGTTAAAGTATAAATTTCTTAAAAAAGAAAATGATCTAAATAAGGTCATTAAGGATCAAAGAAGGAGTGGTAAAAAAACCTACCTTCTTTTCATTTCTTTGTGGGATAAATTATCCGCTTCTTTAGTAGACAAGGTTACTGAGACATATAATGAAGATGAGGGTAAGTTCCCCCTGTATATTATTGATAGTTATAATATGCCTCATTCATTTGTTATTTATAAGACTACCAAAGTACCCCAGTTGGTTATCCTAAATAGGAATAGTATTTACTCAGATGATTATCTTTCTAATATTTATGATAATCTTGGCTTGCGGTGATTAACTATATCTTGGTATTTGCTAATCTTCTCTGAGTATTTTTTATTTTTTGTGTAAATTAGCTTGAGGTTGTTTACTATGATGGTAGTGAAGTAATTGAATGCGCTACCATGCTCTGGGTTGAAGTTCTTTAGGGTTTTTAGGATTAGTACAAAGCAGTCTTGTTTAGCGTCTTCTTTATCTACTCTAAAATTAAAGGAGTTTACTATGTTTGTGATCAATAGGTCAAATGTTTCAAAAAGCTCTTCTTCGTATTTTTCTGGATCTTTTTTGTATGCTTTTATGAGAATTTCAAATTCTTTATTGTTTATATAATTATTTTTTGTCATATGTTATTATAGGGTAAAGAGTTATACTAAGATGAGTAAGTTAGATAGTTTATATTCTGGGTGTAAATCTGAGGTTAGCGAGTGTGATGGCTGCTCAATTCTAAGTAAGAATAAGCCTGCTCATTCCATTATGGATTTTGAGGATCAGGGTACTTGCGATATCTTGTTCATCTCAGGGTCAGTAAGATACCAGTACGGTGAGTCTAGTGCCTTTAGCAGACCTGAGTGGGACATTATTACTGAAGTACTACCTGATAATAACCTTAGTATAAAGTCTTCTGCTGCGGTGAAATGCCCTTCTGTAAAGGAAGCTGATATGTCTCCCAGCAACATGAAGATTTGTAGGGAGTTTTTGGAGAGGACTATTGATCAATACCAGCCTAAATTAGTTTTTCCTTGTGGGAACTTGGCAATGAAGATGCTAATTAAAAAGAGCGGAATTACTGATAAGCGTGGGAAGTCTTTCAAGTTTATCTCTCAAAATGATCAGGCTACTACGGTTGTGCCTATCTTCCATCCTTTTGCTGTAATCCAGGAACCTAGACATAAATATCTATTTGAGACTGATATCAAAAACGCTATAGATAAATATATTTATGAAAAATTAGATCGGGGGGATTTCACTTATAAAGTGGCTATGTCTATAAAGGATCTAGATGTCTTGTGCGCTAACTTGCTTAACACATCTGAACCTGTAGCCTGTGATATAGAAACTACTGGATTAAACTTCCTCACGGATGATATTATGAGTATATCCTTTTCCACCCAGCAAGGGACTGTAGTTGTCCCACTAGATCATAAGGATAGTCCATTCACTAAAGAAGAAAAGCCTCATGTTTGGGTTGTTACTAGAAAGATTTTAGAGAATACAAAAAATAAGAAGATTTTTCATAACGCTAAGTTTGATGTAAAGTTTTTAATCAATCACGGGATTTATCCTAAGAATATCTATGATACAAAAATTATGCATCATCTTATCAATGAAAATGCTCCTAAGAGCTTGATGGACTTGGTGAAGCTATACTTTCCTACTGAGTTGGAGAATCTGTAATGGAGATGACGCGAAAGAAATACCTTACTGTCTTTCTCCTAACTGTTCTGGGGGATTTTGTTGCCTCTTGTTATGGCTATTTGATCGCACATGAACAGATTATAGCCCAGATGTTTTTAGGCTTCTCTCTCCCCTTCATTAATTTCTTGAGCATTAAGTATTTCATAGACAGTAAGACCACTAGAGAACGATTAAAAATTACCTTTTGTTGTGCTTGTGCTATGGTAATTGGATCAACAAGTATGTTATTATTATTAAAGGATGTGGTTACCTAATGCTTACAATATCTAATCCCAAAACTTTTAAGTGGAGTGAGATGTCCCTTCATGATTGTTGTGAGGGGAATGCTTATGATACTCATTTTACTCTAAAGTTATTCTATCTTATTACGGAGAAGTTGGAGGAGCTAGGTTTAACTAATTTAGTAGAGAATGTGTTTGTTCCTGCTACTGAGGCTTTTTCAGAGATGGAGTATGAGGGGCTTGATGTAGATATGAAGCAGTTGGAGGTTGTAGGCAGACAACTATCTAATAAGAATATTAATCAGGAAGATGGTCTGTATGATTTTGATCAAGTACAGAAAACTGATAATTTATCGAGCAATCATGATTTAGCTGACATCCTATATATTAGAGAAGGTGGGTTTGAGTTCTATCCTCCTGATAGAACAGCCAATGGTGCGCCTTCTGTATCCGCACCTACCCTTAAACTTTTGTTAGAGCAGATTAATGAGGAGTTGAAGTCCCGATGAGCAAGTGGAAATACAGAGAAGAGGGGAAGCGAATCAATAAGACTGTACTTCAGGAGAAGTCTTTAGAACAGCTACGAGAATCTAAGAAGTTTATTGAAGGTCTTTTAGATCTTAGAAAATCAGAGAAGCTTAGTAAAACTTATATTACTGGGGTTAAAAATGCTGTAAAATATAATAACAAAAAGAAGATCTTTGTTGATTATAGAATGGATGGTACTGCCACAGGAAGACTAAGCTGCGCCTCTTATAATGCCAAAAAAAGCATGGGGGTTAGTTTTCACACATTACCTAGAGAGACAGAAAATAATATTAGGTCCATTTTTGTGGCCCCAAAAGATCATGCTTTTATTACGGTAGATTATTCTGCTATGGAACTTAGGATGTTGGCTCATATTGCTAAGGAAGGTAATATGCAACAAGCATTTAAGTCTGGAGAAGACCTTCATACTTATACGGCTACTATGGTGTTCAATAAGGAGGCTGAGAAAATAACCAAGTTAGAGCGTCAGATTGCTAAGTCTACCTCCTTCCTTATTGTGTATGGAGGATCAGCGTTTAATTTAGCAGAGACTATGGGGATCTCTAGGAAAAGGGCTGAGAAGGTAGTTGAGAATTATCAACGGGCCTACCCAGGCATCTTTAGCTTTATGGATCATGTGAATGATTTTATTAGAGAAAATAAATATGCGTATACAATTTTTGGTAGAAGGCGCAACCTCCCCGATGTCGATAGTAGGGATCGTAAAGTAGTGAATAGAGCTTTGCGCCAAGGACTAAATTTTACTATTCAAAGTTCTGCGTCTGATATTCTTTTATGTAGCCTATTAGGCATTAGGAATAAGTTTGGCAGGCTTGGGATGAAATCTAAGGTAGTAAGTACTGTTCATGATAGTATTGAATTAATTTCTCCTAAGGAAGAGGTGAAATCTGCCTGTGAGATTATCTATGATGAGATGGTAAACTACCCTTACGCTAGAGAGAAATTTGGGATAGATTTAGATGTACCGCTTGCTATTGAGACTGAAGTGGGGTACTCGTTTGGGGATGGGGTAGGGGTTCAGTATGACGAAAGTAAAGTAACGAACATTCAAGATATACAAGATTATTTTGTGGCATGATTAAACAAAAATATCTTCTTATTACGGATCTTCATCTGGAGAATAAATATATGGGCCAATTAGAGGCCCAGGTGAAGGCTATAAAGAAGACTTATGATACTTCTCATTATAATGGGGTTATTATTCTAGGTGATGTTTTTATGCATCGCCGCCCAACCCCTAGTGTAATGTTAGCCTTTAAAGATATTCTAAAATATTTCTCTCCATGTAGGGTCTTTGTTCTAAAAGGAAATCATGACGCTGAGACCAAAGCAGATGATGGCATTACGGCACTAAGTTTATTTAGAAATAAACATCGTACCTCTAATGAGGATGTGGAGGTAATAACTCATGTATCTAGATTTAACTTAGGTTATTATAAACACGCAACATTTATTCCACATTATGAAGATAATCAAACCATTAAAGATGCTTTGCTGGAAGTTCCTAAGGATGATATTGTTTTTGGGCATTTCGGCTATTTTGGTGTCTATAACTCTTTTGGTGATGCCGATTCTGATATTACTCTTGATAACTTTAATAATCTCACTTTCTTGGGGCATATCCATGGATATTGTGAGAAGGGGTTAGTTACAACTTTAGGAACACCCTATACAGTTTCTTTTCAGGACGCTGATGTTGAGAAATACTATGGTGTTCTTACTATTGATAAAGATAGTATAGATTTTGAGAAGTTCCCTATATCTTGGGGACCAAGGCATCTAGTTTTTGATGTAGATGATTTGGAGAAGAACAAAGACCTTATTAATGATGAGAATTATTATACCTATTTAAGGGTGTATATTAATAGTCTTACAGAAGACTCGGTTGCTACATCTAAAATCTTGAATGATTATAATATTAATGTTTTAGATATAAAATATAAATCTGTGTCTGATTTTGATACCCCTAATACCTATGTTCCAAAAGAAAATCTTTTTGCTATTACTGATGAGGTAATTAGTGACTATATAGATAACTCTAGCACTTCTCTGGAGAAGGATGATTTGTTAGAAGGTCTAAGTTTATTGCGAAATGAAAATCAATAAAGTAGAAATACAAAACTTCTATTCCATTAGGAATGAGGAGTTGAGTTTTGATGATTATTCTGGTCTTGTTTTAGTAAAGGGAAAAAACAAGGATAGTGGTGGGAGTAATGGTAGTGGAAAATCTGCTCTATTTGAGGCTGTGGTTTGGGCTATTTTTGGTAAAACTATCAGGAAATCCACGGAGGACGCATTAATTAATAATGATGCTGGGAAGAAGTGTCAGGTATCAATTACACTAAATGATACCATCAGAATAGAGCGTGGAAAAAAGCCATCTTTTCTTCGTGTATGGGACGGAGAGACTTGTTTGACTCAGAGTAGCATGGCAGCTACTCAGATCGTTTTGGAGGAGATTTTATGTACAAATTACAAGGTTTTTCTAGCCTCTATGGTCTTCGGCCAACACAACAATACAGACTTCCTTGGGGCCAGCACCGATGATAAGCGATTAATCATAAGAAATTTCCTAAACTTAGAGGATCTTTTTAAGTTACGGGATAAGATTAGGGGCCAAAAATCTGAGTATAATACAAATATTAAAAATGTTTCTGCTGTAATTGATGAGTTGTTGAATTATATAGATAGTTTAAAAACTAAATTAGAGTCTGTTTCAAATACTAAGGTTAAGAAAAGTGTTGCCAAGATATTAAAAAAGCATTCCTTGGAAGATATTTTATCTATGGAAGCGTTAGTTACCAAGTTATCTGCTGAGAAAAAGGAGCTTATTTGGTTCTACCCCAAGAAAAACACTAAGCAGCAGGCCCTAGAGGAGAAGAGAGATAAGAATAAGTGCCCAACTTGTCTTAGGGAGTATGGGGATAAGTATAACTCTAGTGATGAGAAGGAGTTAGAGAAAGAAAATATAAAATATCTAGAGTCCGTTGAGAAACAAGAGGAGCAAATTAAACTTATCCAATATAGGATAGATGAAATTAAGATTCCTATATCTTCCAAAGAGTATGCTAAGAATTTAGAGTTAAATAAGGCTTCTGATTATGCAGAGAGGATTAAGAACAAAGAGGCTAGAGTAGCGGAGTTAGATATAGAGAAGAATAAGAACATTAAGAATTATGAGATTATGCGCTTTTGGGAAAAGGCATTTTCTGAGAGTGGTTTAGTAAAGCACATTATTAAGAATGTATTAGATGTTTTAAACGATAAGTGTAACACTTATCTGGGATATTTAACCAATGGGAGGTTTGGGATAGAGTTTGATTCTGAATTAAATGAAAAAATTTATAACAATTATAAACCTGTTCATTATATCTCATTATCAGGCGGTGAAAGGCGTAAAGTTAACCTAGCAATCATGTTAGGGCTACAGAGCCTTTTAGATTTAACAGGGAAAGAGCAGTCTAACATCTTTTTTATGGACGAAGTAGCGGAAAATGTTGACGATGAGGGTATCCAAGGACTATACCTATTACTACAGGAATTGAAGAAGAATCAGACTATATTCTTAATAACT